TTAAATACTCTATATAGTTCCCAAACTACTCCCGGATCTTTATTTACTATTTGATTATACCCTTTTCTATCTACTTCAGTATAAATAATGTTATTAGTCTTTTTTAAGAAATATCTTCTAAATTCACCTATTTCATAATCATCTTGAGTTGGTAAATTTGGAGAATTTACAGGTAATACTCTTATAACACCGATACTTTGAGTTTTATTAGTTGTTTTTAAATATTCAGCAACCATATTTGTGTTTGGAGTAGAATATGGTGAATTATATTCTGTTAAATCTTGAGATGAGTCATCATTATTTAAAATAGATGTTACTTTAACTGGGTTAAAGGTATTTGTGTCTGTTGAAGTTTGTGGGATTGGGATTAATTCATATGAAGGATTTGCTTGAGGATTTTGACCACTATAGAATTTTCCATTTCCTGTTTTCCAGTATAAACCTATATAATTTTCTCCCGTACGAAGAATTTGTAATTCATTCCCGTTTGTTTGAAGATCAGTAGTTATAAAATGTTTAGGAAAATAAGGCATTTTATTTAGAAATCAGGTGTTACTGTTATAAATAGGTCAGAATATTTTTTAGGGTCTTGAGAATCTAATAGTTTAAAATTATAAGTATTATTATTTTTATCAATTTCTCTCATTAGTTTATCAAATTCCTTTTTAAATAATTCTTGGTGTTCAGGAATAAGAGCACTATATGGTTGTTTATTATACCATTCGGAAGGACGTTTTACTCCATCTATAGTAACTTCGGTTTTTTGGTAACCAAATAATGATTTTAAACGAAGTATAGCTCCCTTTTGACTATCATCAAGTGTTCCTTTAAATACTTTAAGTAGTGGAGTGTTACTTGGTTGTCCTGGGTAAACATCATTTGAATTTGTGTCTTTTAATTCTAGAATTTTTTTAAGTGTTTTAGCATATTTTTCATATAAAGCTCTAGAATCATTAAAACCAGCAGGACGGAAATCCTTTGGAGCTTGCATTATAAATAAAGTCCAACAAGTATTTTTTCTGCTATTATAAATAAAAATTCCATCACCTTTAGAACCTGGTTGATCGGGACCATAATTTGTCCAGTTATCTGTTGTATATCCTCTTTTGTTATTTACAACACCATATTTTTTCTGGTCTCCTACATACATTTGAGTGTGACGTGGTGGTTCACTACCATCGTTAACATCGTCATTTGAATAATAAATAGCGATGTCTCCTGGGTTAAAGTTGTTTGTATTTCTTAGGAATTTTTGGACTTTGGATTTAGGGACACTTTCAAAAATTAAACTTTGTTGGTATCCTAAATTAATCAAATTAGCTCTATATTTAGCTGAATTGGCATCGTTACCACTACCTGTAGTTCCATTAGCCATAGGTAATCCTTTTAAGTTTTGGATAAAATTATAAGCATGGCTATAGGTATATCTACCACACTTTCCATGATCTTGTCCATTTTTAAAAGTAGAAATCCACGCTGCTTCTAATGCTTGAGTTCTTTTTTCTATTTCCTCTTTAGGGACTGGTTGTAAAGTGTAAGAGGCTTCATTATCAACAGGGTTTGGTAAACAACCTTTACCCCATTTTTCTGTTACTTGATTTGCTTGTGTAGTAGCAGTTGTTGATGGAGTGCTAGGACTACCATTTGATGAAGAAGTTGTTCCCCCTTGAACTGTTTGAGGTGCTGGGGATCCTTTAACTTTATTATTATTTGCTTCTGTTGTAATTGATGATTTTGGGATAGATGAACTTTCTATACTAGTTATCCATTTACTTCCTTCAATTTTATGAGTTATTCCTTTAACAATAAAATCTAAAGTTTCACCATAATTAATAGGTAAAAATTCACTATTGACAGAATAGGTATTATAAATTTTAATACCTGAGAGTCCAATAAAATCTAAATTTAAGCTAATAGGAATAAACCCTAAAGTAGTAGATGCTTTCTTTTCTACTATACTTTTTGTTGCTTGTTTATAATTTATATAATTAGTTAATATCTCAGGGAATGAACCTAAATCTTCACTCCAATTATATTCAGCCATTTGTCTAACAAAATTATTGTATTCATTTTCAATGTTTTCATAATTTTGTTCTTGTTGTTCTTGAGTTTGTTCGTTTGATTCTGAGGAGTCAAATTTTTTAAGGATAACTCTATCACCTAATCCTTCATTCCATTTAGAAAAAGCAGTAGCATCTATACCAACTGCTGTTCCTTTAGCTTGAGCACCAATAGTAATCATTGATGCTAGTTCATTTGTAATTTCTGTTTTAATACCTAAATTAGTAACAAAAGAAGCATCGTTATCTTTGTAACCAAAAACATTAAAATTTGCTGGTTCAATGTTTAATTCAGGGAATGCTTTTTCAAATATTTTTTCTCTATTAGGAATAGCAGTTTCATCAACAAAATAAATTCTACCCTGTGCTTCATCAATTACTGGTTGGAGTTTGTTGATTCCTCCTAAAGATTGGTTTATACCATCAGCTATTTTTTTCAATAAATCAAATAAATTAGCATTACCTTCTTCATCTTTAGTTTCCTCTATAGATTTCAAAATATAAACCATGTTTATATAAACATTATATAACATTCCTACTGTTACTCCTTCAATTTCTTTTCTAAAAGTAGCAGGAAGCCCTGTTGTATCATCACCAAATATATTAAAAGAATCTGTTGATGTAGAAATGTTAGTTTTAACAACACATACTTTAGGATTTGAAGATAATACGTTTTCTGTTGTAAAAATTAAATTACTATTTTCATCAGGATCTATATAAAAATTAGAAAATTTTGGGGATGTTTTTTCTCCGGTATAAAGTAAATACTTAGAATTTAAATAATCGATAAATCCACCTAATCTTACGTAATATAATTGTTCATTAAATTCAAAACTTCCATTAATTTCATTAAGTTTAACCATATCTTCTTCATAAGTACAGTTAAAGTCAGTTTTAGCCCACTTTGAAATTGTTACATGTTCAGAGTCTACGAATTTACCATAATAAGCCTGAGAAGCGGCATAACCTGCAGTGGTAACAGCAATGGTACCACCAACTATAACCGTAGCAGCTACTGTTGATGTTACAGCACCGGCTGTTACTGCTCCAACTAGAGCTACAGCTGCTGGAGCTCCTGTTCCAAATGTAAAGATTGTAAGTGCTATTCCTACAATTGTTGCTCCTCCTACTAAAGCAACTGTTCCCCAATCAACTCCAGATTGAGTACTTTTATCTAATTTTTGACGTGCTACCCAAAAATCAGAAGCCATTTGGTTTTTATTTTTTGCGTATGATAAATAATCTTGATCTAAATTAGCATTTTGGAGATTTTCTTCTGTTTCTTTTGCTTCTTCTGAGGTTTGTGCTTTCCAAGTAAGTGGTAAAGGATTAATTTTAAGAGATTCAATTATATCTCCTTTACTAATCAATTTTAAGTTAATTGTATATGAACCATCATTTTCATAAGTCCAACTAAAATTAGATATAGTTCCAAAAAAACCATCATAATTTCCTTGAAGTTTTATTCTTTGATTTTGTAAAGCAGAATTTATAGCTAATGATCCTTGATTATCATAATCACCATTTAAAAATTTATAAGTTAAAGTATCAGTTTCCTGCATATTTTTAACTTTACCATCATTATCTACATAAATTGAGTGTCCCCATTCAACGAGTACACTATATCCTAAACGTAAATATAAAATATCTATTATTTCAAATTGTTCTTTGTTATAACATTTAATTACAATATCTGATTCTCTAATAGAACCTCTGTTTCTATTTTTTGTAGAAAAAGAAACGATACCTGGTTGTGGACGATATCCTTGTGAGTCTCCCCCTAATTGATATCCTTCTAAACCTGAATAGAATCCACCAAAAGATGTTTTGGTATCTCCTGTGGTATCATTAGTTACTTTAGATGAATAAAAAGAAGTACCTCCAAATAAAACATATTTTTTAGCTACATCATCTCCAGTACCATATTTGGCAAATAATGATGTTGATAAATTTCCATCTTTATCAGCAATTTGAGAAGAAATTTTAATAGATGAAGCTAAACGAACCCAAGCACTATTTCCATTCATGTAACGAATTTCTTCGTTTGATCTATTTAAAGATCCATAAACTTCTTGCCTTTTTTTTACCTGCTTTATTATTTCTTTTGGAAAACTTTCTCCTAATAAATTAGCCATATTAAGAATTTATTTGGTTAAAAACTTGTATTACACCAATAGGATTAGCTGGGATTCTAATTTGTGTTCCTTCAGGGATTACTAAACTATTTTGTGGTAAAGATGTAGGTAAATTATTTCCTGGGTTTGCTGTATTGGCAATAGAAATAATCCACCAAAGAGAACTATCATTATAAAATTGTTGGGCTAAAATATCAAATCTATCACCTTGAGAAGCATAGACATACACATCATTTTCTGATAAAGGAATATCAGGGTAACGAGATGTTTGATAAACAACCTTACCATTTATTTTTGTTTTTGGTATGTTTTGATATCGGTTCATTATGAATTAAGATATTTTGCTCCGTTCCACAAATCTATAAATCTTGCGCCTCTTTGAGGTAAATAATTTGGAATAGGGGTGAAATTAAACCCACTAACTTTAATAATATGAGTTAATTGTGCTACTGAGTAGTCTTTATCTCCAGCATCATTAATTGCTATTTCCCAAGTTGAATCTTCACCCATTTCAAAATTTAAACCAGTAATGTATCCGGGAAGTTCATGAATGTATCCTCCTACTGTTAGTTTAACTAAAGGACCTTGCATAAACCCACTTTTATATATAGGTGCTAGGTTTGAAGCTAAATAACTTAATTTTTTATACATTGGGATAAGTTCTTCTTTTGATTGAGCGGCAACCGTCCAAGATAATGAAATTTTTCTATCAAACCCACCATAAGTATAAAAATTTTCTCCTCTACCTACAAATTTTTGGGCATTAATTTCTGATGAGTAGTTATCGGAAATACTTCCTAAAAATGCTCTAAAATTCATTGCCCTTCCACCACTTAAAGGAATTATATTAAATCTAACTAAATCATTTTCACTACCATTATCTGGGTTATTTGGTGGTGTTCCTAAAGGTGAAGCGTTAATTTTATCTAAAGGGCCAATTCCTGATCCTGCGGTGTATGAGGATAAGTTTTTACCTGTTTTATTACCAGGTTGACCTTGTTTAGTTCTAACATCTACATTTTGAGTAACATAATCAGGAGCATCAGTTAATTGTCCTGAAATTTTACCTGCTTTTATTACTTCATCATTACCTAATTTTTCTCTAATAACCTTTCTAAAATCCTGAATTGTTGTAACTTCTTCTTGTGAAGCCAACATAGATTGGTTATAGGTTACTGTACCATTATCAAAGTTTAATGGGTTAGTTCCATCGGGAAATGTGCTTCCTGATTTATAAACACTATTATTAAGTAAAGGAGCATAAACATCATCATATGATGAACTAAAAGCTTCAACATATTTTCTAGAAGCTCCGGATGATGTAGGAGAAAAAGTGTATTTTTCTGTATCTTGATGGGCGGTTGAAACCCATGTTTTTTGTTGTTCCTCAGGAACTACATCAGAAAATAATTTATTATTTAAAGTAAATGGAGATAATTTTCTTTGATCTTCAGATAAATTTTTAGAAATACCAAGAGGAATAATATTTGATCCGCTTGTTTCTGGTTTAAGATTGCTTTTACCTTCAAAAACTGATTGGTGTTTTTTGTATAAAGCATTTTCTTTTCCTGTTCTTTGGTCAGCGTATCTAATATTAGTTTTACCTATTCCTAAAACAGAATTAGGTCCTCCACCATATGATAAAACATTAACTCCTACGTTTAAATCAGTTCCGGAAAAATTCCAATTTGATGTAGAAAATCCTTCATTTACTAATTTATAAAGTTCAGCTAATCTATTTTTATCAACAGGTTGAGTTGATTTTACTCTAACTCCATATAAATTTATATTATTAGAATAAGCTCCTGTTTGAGCAAAGGGGTTAATACCTTGTTTATTAGCGTGAATACCAAAAGCATTAACACCTGCCTGAGCTAGGGTAGATAATGGATTATAGACACCCTCATTCAGTATACCACTGGTTTGAGTGCGCACCGCTGTGCGTGAAAGTAATTCTTGTTTAGCAGTAAATAATAATCCTGATGGTGATTTTAGATCTGTAAACCAACGTCCTAATCTAAGTACATCTTCTCCAGAATTAGTTACTGCGGTAATACCCCCACGAAGTAAAAAATCATTATCTAAAACTCCAAGACGATTAGCCCCTTCAGGAATCGGAGATTTAATATATGGTTGTCCACTATTACCTCCAAAAATCCTGTCCTTCCCAAATTTTAGGGATTTGAGGTCCGTCTTTAAGTCGATTAAACCCATCTAAAATTATTGTGGTGGATTATCTAAATATTTTGGTGGGGTTACACCTTCTAAATCTAATTGAGAAGGTTGTGGTAAACCATTTAAATGAGGATTATCATTGATAGAATACTCATAGTGTAATCTAGATCCTTTACCTACATAATTACCTGGGGTTTGACCATCCCATTGAGATAGATTTGAACCTTGTGTTGTTAATTTGTCTTTGAGTCCCATAGTTATTTTTATTATAAATATTAAAATTATTGAACTTTTGATGATGCCATAGCAAATCCAGTTCCTACTTTTGTTGAGTCTAAATAAATATTAGTTTCTTTAGCTAAAATTTGTTGTAATACACCTTCAACAGCTGACATTCTATCAATTAATGGGGTAATATCGATTGAGGGAGCTGATTGGGTTGGGGTTGATTCGGTATCTTTTTTGCCTTTTTTCTTACCAAATAAATCGGTTCCTGCTATTACAGTATCATCATTATTTAAAGCAATAGCATCTTTACCAGCCAATAATGTACGTTTACCATATCCTTCAGACATAACGTCATCACCTTTACTTATACCATTAATAAGACTCATACCGAGACCTATTGTACCTGCGGCAGCTGCTGCTCCTAAAGCATATCCAACAACAGGTATTGAAGCTAATGAGGAAAATGCTTTATAACCAGCATATACTACTCCTAGTTTAGCTATCCATTTTAGAAAACTACCTAAAATACCTAAATTAGGAATAATTTTTCCAATTTGTTCACCAACCCAACCCATAGCAGTTCCAATTCCACCAACAATCCCTTGGATTACTGATAAAATAGGCATTAAAACATCTACTATAGGAGAAATTACCGAATTAACAGCATCTGCTATTTGAACAAATGTTTCTCTTAATTTTTCAACAGTAGCATTAAATTTTTCTTGAATTGATTGAGATTTTAATTGTTGGGCATATTTTTCATCACCTAATTCTTTAACTGCTTGTTCATAACCATATTGAGCTACTAATTTATCAAATTTTTCTTTTGCTTGAGCAGCATCTTTAGCTCCTAATTTACTTAATGCTTCTTGTTCAATTAAAGAGGCAGCTAAGTCTTCACGAGTCATTCCAACAGATTTAGCTAATGCTTCTTGTTGAATAACATTCATTTTAGTAAAGTCAGCAGCACCACCTACTTGTTCTTTAATTTCTTTTGCTACTGTAGCTATATCTCCATTTAATGCTGCTAAACGGGCTGTTTCTAAATTTAAATCCTTACCAGTTAATAATTCAGCTTCTAATTCATTTGAAATAGATGATTCAAAATTTAATAATTGTCCAGCAATATCTTCTACTTTAGATAATTCTACACCTAATGCTTTAGATTGAGCAACAGCTTGAGCTATCTTACCAGGTTGCATACCTAAAGTTAAAGTTGTTGCTTTTGAAGCTTTAGCTACACCTTCAACTATTTCTTTTTCATTTAACGCTAACTTATTAGTAGCATTAAACGCCATAGCTTGTCCTAAAATTTGTTCTGTATTTTCAGATAAATCGGTTCCCGTTGCTACAGTAATACGAGATAAACCAGCGGCTGCTTCAGCTGAATATCCTGCTACTTCTGTTAATTTGGTGTAATCTGTTAATAATTCACCGCTCATCATTGTGGCTGTTCCAAACTCTTTGTTTAGTGCCATCATTGATTTTTGGAGATTTTGAGTATTAATGTTAGCATCAAAAGAAAGACCTGCAATGTTGCCTAACTCTTGTCTCATACCCATAGCTTCATCATAGGATGTACCCATAGATTTAGCTAATTCACCGGCTGATTTATCTGATAGTTTTAGGGCAGCTATCATTTCTTTTATAAAGAAAGTTGCTTGGGCTGCTGGGTCTCTTAATGCTTTTTTAAAGTTATCTTTAGCGGCTGTAATTCCGGCATTTAAAACTTTTTGTTTATTAGCTACATCATCAACATTACCTCCTGCAGCTTCAATTTCTTTGGCAACTGCTTCCATTTCTGCTTGGACTTTATCAAATCCAAGAGCATTACCTAAAGCCCCAAAACCTAATTTATCTAAAGCAGTTTTTACACTAGAAACAGCAGCTCCACCAAGACCCATTAATTCGTTTAATCGTTCTTCCTTAGCGATTCTTTGATTTAACCTTCCATTAATTAATCCTGTAAGGTTATCTTCCTTCCCTAATTCAGCAGTTACTGATCTATGGGAAGCTATAGATTGTTGAAGTTGTCTTGCCTCAGATTCTGAAAGACCTTCTGAAGCTCGTTTATTTTCTAAATCACGAATACTAGAAGCTAATAAATCTTTTGAAATAGTAAGATCATTTCTTTTTTGCTCGTATTGTTTTTTAAGGGTTTCAAGTTCTTTTTTAGAAAGTTCTGAAATTCCTGCCTGATCGTATTTAAGTTTACGGGCAATGTCATTCATACCATTCATAGTTTTAGTTGATAAAGCTAAACCTGAGTTGGTATTTTTTATTTCATCGACCATTTTATGGAAACCAATAATAGTTTCATTAAGGTCTCCATTTATTTCACTTAATTCTCTTTGAGCATCAGATAAATTACGAGTAAGAATTTCAGATTGATTGGCTAATTCCCCCATAACAGAAGAATCCCAATTTTTAAAAGGGTTTTCCTTACCTAGATCTCTATAGACTCTTTCTAATCTGTCTAAAAGTTGTTGTATTTCTTGGGGTGATGCCATTTACAATATTTTATTATAAATATTGAAGGGCGTCATTTCTTTGACGCCCTTGTACTATAATTTGGTTTATAGTCTTTTGCTGTTTGAGCAAATGCAGGAGTATTTACTTTTCCTGATGAGTCTATAGCAGTTGTTTTACTTCCATTTTGTGCCTTTTCAATTGTTTCATTTTCATCACTATAGAATTTTTGAATTTGACTAAAAGTAAATCGACGAAGCCATATCGGCATGTTATATATTGTATTCCAATCGTAACCACCTTTACCATGAAATACAATTTCGTGTATTTGTCTAAATAAATTTAAACGAAATTGAGGTGCTACCTCAGGCGTCAGGCCAAAAAAAGTTTAGATTGATTGGGATAGCGACCTCCTCACCGCTATCCGTAATATATGTTAAGTTAATGTCTGGTTGTGTGTTGCGGATATGTTCTCTAAAGGCACGAGAATCTCTAGCTAAGAATTGATTATCAACAAAACTCCTAATAGTTTTTGCTTCTCTATCCTTATTAATTGAGGTAATCATATACTTTAAACGAGTAGTTAATTCGGGAGAAGCATCTTTGTTAATTTTTTTCAAACCTTCAATTTCACGATCAATATTATATTCATCGTGTCCTGTTAACAATTTATAAGTAAGTTCAACACCTGTTGATGGTAAGGTAAAACTAAATTCATTAGTTCCTTTAACAACTGATGATTCATCAAATGGTTTATTTTCAATGGTTGATAAGTCTACAATATGTTGTTCTCCATTGTATGTAAAGGGATAGTCTTTACCATAACCTAAAATACGTGAAGCAACTAAAATAGCATTTTTATCCCCTACAATCAAATCTTTAATTTTAACTCCTGGGGTTACTACTAGTGATTCTAGTAATTTATCTAATACTGTGCCTTTGTTGATATATGATTGGTTTGTAAGGATATCTTCTTCCTTAGCGGTCATATATTTCATTTCAAGTTTACCAGAAGACAAAGGAGATGTCTCGGGATAAACTAAACCTTTAGATGGTAATTCCACAACTTCAGTTGGGAAATCAAATTTGTTTTCTTCCATAAATTTTTATTTATAATAACTGTTATCGAGTATACATATTAAAATAAAAAAAGAGCTTGACATAGCCAAGCTCTCTTTAAAAATATTTGTCTTCTTTTTATTAGAAGTTCAATACGCAGTAATCCATACCGATAGTTAACTGTAAATTGATAGCTGTGTTTTCAGTATCCCAGTTATATTCACCAAAATTACCACCTTTAATAAAGGCACCTTTGATTACCCACTCAGAAACGATATCACCTACAGGACCTAATACATCAAATGTTAAGTCTTTCTTATAGAAATCAGAATAACCATCACGGCCTGTTACTGATTCGTGGTGTAAACGTACCCACTCCATTACGGCTTGAGCTCCAGAAGGAGTAATAGGATCAAATAAAGTCATTGTTAAATCTGACCATTTGGTTTTACCTTTTACTTTTCTGTATACGTTAATATGGTTAAGTACAACTTCACCTTGTTCAAATGTTACAGCTGATAAAGCTTTAATGGTATATGAAGGAATACCATCTATGTACATGATGAATCTATTCGCTTGTTTAGGTTCGAAAGCGGTGAAGAAAATTTCGTTTGGATCTAATACTGCCATTGTTTTATTTATTTATGTCTTATTATAAATATTCGTTAATCAAATTTTTACGCTGGGAAAGTAGCGCCTGTAGGCAAGATGTTGAAATCCAAGTAAATGAATTCAGCAGTCTTAGTTGGTTGGATATAAATCTGACCAATCATCTGGTTTCTATCAATTACATCTGGTGTATTGTTAGAATCATCCATGATTACTTTAAATGCGTACAAACCTTGACGTTGTTGAACTGATTCCAAATATGGGTTTACTTGGCTTAAGAAAGCATTTCTGGTAGCAGCTGTATTCTGTTCGAATACTAAGTTTTGAGCAACTTGTGAAATGTAAGACTTAAGTTGAATCAACAATCTACGAACGTTTACTCTATCTAAAGCAGAAGCTCTAGTTTGTAATGTTTTCTGTCCATATACTACAGTACCAGTTCCTGGGAATGAAGCAATTGGGTTAACTTTACCTGTGTATAAAGTATCTCTTTGAGATTGAGTTAATTTTTGTTCTGGTCTAATTACTTGACCTAAACCACCTCTGTTAATACCTGCTGGTGCGAACCATGGCTCAGATACTTTATCGTTATAGGCAAATACACCAGCCATTACAGTTGAAGCAGGAACCCATACGTTTTTACCTGTGTCAGGATCAATTACCATAACCCAAGGCCAGTATGAAGCAGCATATGAAGTATTTCTAGAAGCAGCTTGTGAAGTTACGTCTGCTACTTCTTTATTGTATTTTACTAAATCTAATACTAACAAACTATCACCTCTACCTTGAGTATTATTGATCATTTGAGTGCATTGAGCTGTATAATCAGCATTATATAAACCAGGAGCTAATAAAATGTTAAATCTGTAATCGTCTTGGTTAGCTAATAAGCTGATCATATTAGTATAGTCACCACCTACTAAACCTTGTGTGTTTGTGCTGTTAATAGCATCGTAAAAATTAGCACCACCCATTACATCACCTGCAGCACCAGCAAATGAACCTGATTGTACTTGTGGTAATGAAGCTGTATAAGCTGATTTAGCAACTCCAGAGTTATTAAAATAGTTAGGGGTTGGAGAATCTACTGAAGAAACGTAAACGTATCTTGATTTGTTGAAGTAGTTACCACTAGTAACGATTTGGTTTTTAACAGAATTGTATGTTTGAACCTGATCACCAATTACTTTAGCGATGTAATTATCAGATAGTGGGTCTAATGATAAACCAGTCCAAGTTTCTAATACAATCATATCATTTGTTGTATCATTACCTTGTCTAACTAATAAATCAAAAGTACCAGCATCAGCAGAAACGTTTTGAATTGAGAATCTAACATTATTAACAGTACCATTTGTTAAAGCACCATATGAATCTTCACTTCCTGAGCTGTTCATGATAACACCTTCAGAAATAGTTTTTAAAGTAAATGCTGTGCTATTTACAATATCAGCAGCAGTTAAAGTAATTACTAAATTCGCTGTTGGTGTACCCATATTAGCAGCGGTTACAGTTAATGTTTCACCTACTACATATCCAGCACCAGCTGTACTTACTACAACAGATGTAGGTTCGATTAATAAATCACCAGATACTAAAGTAATTTCTACATCTGTAGTACCACCAATAGAACCCGTAGAAACTGTTAATACATCAGTAGCAGCATATCCTGAACCGGCTGTTGTAACTGTAATAGATGAAACAGCATTTGAAGATACAACTACTGTTGCTACCGCACCTGTACCTGAACCGCCTGTTAAAGGAACTGCAGTGTGAGTACTATCAGTACCATCAGATGTGTTTGTAGTAATAGATGAGAATAAAGCATCAACTGTAGTTGATAATTTACCATTAGCTGTTGAAGTAGTAATATCAAGTTCAACACCAGCACCAGAAAGAGAACCAGTTGTTTCTACTGCTGAGTAAGTACCAGCTGCTCCTCCAGTTCCACCACTAGTAATAGAGCTAAGTAAGTTGGTTGAATCTGCTACTGCACCGCTTTCTACATCATTATAGATATCGGTTGATGTTGCTGATGTATATGAACCTGTTACAACTCTAGCTACTAATAATGAATCACCACCATTAATAAAATAATTGTAGGCAGCAATAGAAGTAAAGTAGCTGTAAATACCGCTACCGCTTTCTAAAGCAGCTCCAAATCTATTAACGTAGTCACTATATGAGGTAACAACTGTTGGAATTTCAACAGGACCTTTTACTGTTGGTCCGATGATAGCCGCGCCAACGTTTACTGGTTGGTTAACGAGGAATGATTGGTCGTTTTCTCTTGCTAATACACCAGGAGATACTAATGTTTCTGCCATGTTATTTAATGTTTAATATTTTGTTATAAATATGTTAAAAAGTCTTAAAAGTCATCGAGAAATAAATTCTCCTGTGTCTAAATTGACATTTCCTTCTCCATACTTTGATTGTAGTTCAATTCCTATCTTTTCAGAACTTAAACTTAGTTTTTGTAAGGCCTCGATTAGTTGTTCCTTTTGTAACTCTAAACTTTGAATTTCATATTCTAAAATACCGAATCGGTTAATTAGACTATTTCGTTCATCATTTAAATTTTTTATAGTTTGTAACTCTTCGGGGGTTAGGGTTTTTGTCTCCATATAAATATTAATAATTTTTTATAAATTTAAAATTTTATTGACTGATTCAATTACTCTAGAAGGTGGTATAGTTTTTGTACATTCAAATTGTCTGTCTGTGTTTTTATGATCAGGACACCATTCCCAATCTCCTGGGTTTAGCCATTCACGATTAAAACATCCTGTACATACTTTAGAATCGTAATTAAATACACGCTCACAATCTAAGAATTCACTATATGGTAAGCTAAATCCTGAGATTAAGATGGTAGGTGTTCCTATTGCCCAACTTAACCAACTTAATCCACTACCTAAACCGATAAATGCATCTGCGTATTTTAAATCAACCATTCTATCTTCGATTGGGTAATTTCCAGTTTTATCGATAACACCGGTTAATGTTCCACCTAATTTAGAATCATGCCACGCATCTCCTAAACGTTCGTGTGTAATCATTACTACTTTATATCCTTGCTCATTTAAATAGTCAACAACTCGTTGCCATCCACCTGGGTTGTTCCAATATTTGGCGTGAGCTGAAGCGTGAGGAGCGATACAAACATATTTACCTTCAATTTGTCTTGCTTTTTCAGGGATTACCATTTTAGGTTTAATCTCACTATAACGTAATCCTAAAGTTGCAGTTGATGTTTCACCGAGTGGATGTTTTTTAAAGTCAATAGGAATTTTAGCAACATTTACAGTTCTATCTTCATTATAATGCCAACCAATAGTATACATAGCATAAATGTTATGTACTTCTGTTCCTGGTTTAACAAATTCTAATTCGGGATAATTTTCCTCAAACCATTCATTATGGAATGTTGAGGTAATTACTTCACAATTGTGTTTTTTTCTGAATTCATCTACATAAGGGAACCAAGCTAATGTGTCTCCTAATGCTGATGAGTCTAAGTGAATATAAACGCGCTTTCCTTTAGCATTGTAGTTATGTTCAAAATTTATTTCTCCAGTTGCGTTATCTACAACCTCAATTCTCCAATTCACAAAATATTGGATGTTTGTTTTTGTCCACATATTATTTGTGATGTGGTGAGTGTGTATTAATTTATTGTGGGTTTGGTCAATAAATTTAACTGTATATTCTCTGGAATCAGGGCCAAGAACCTCAACAAAAGCTCCATTCAAAAAATGAATTTTAAATGTATTACTTCCTTTTTTAGAGGGGAGATTTAATTGTTTTAAATTCCCATATTCAGTGATTAAAACTTCTTTCATATAAATTGCTTGTAAATTTCAATAATTTCCTTTGAACGATTAAACCAAGATAATCCACATCCTGTATTTATGATTTTTTCTCTATATAATTCCCAATTACTCATAATATTTTTTAATCCTCTATCCATTTCGAATACATTACGAGGAGCTCTCCAAGCACCATGAAAATCAGTACTATGTTCCCAATCAGCAATAATTGGTAAACCAGCTGCTGCAGCTTCAATCATTGTCAAATTAGGATGTCCTGCTTCTAACATTGTTGGATGAACAAAAATATCATGATCGTGGTATAATTGTAATAACTCGGTATTAAGAGTATCAAATTTTAATGTTAATTTAGGATAATTTAACATCCATAAATGAGCGTTAAAAAATCTTTTATTATCTGAAGGTCCGGCAATGGTAATAGGTAAATTATTTAACATTGCTAATCCTAAACCATATGTAAATCCTTTTCTGTCAAATGTTGGATCCCCTGCTAAACCATTATTTGCTATCATTAACAATTTAGGTTCAGTTGGTTTTGGTTTTTCGATAGGGAAAAATTCTTCTGTATTTACTCCGTGAGCAAAGTATTTAACTTTAGGATGATCAAAATAATCAACTAAAAATCTAGCTGGTACTAATGATATAACAGATCCTTCAATTGCTTTTAGGTTTTCCTTATAGACATGAGATTCCTTACCATAATGATATGCGTGGTGGTCGTGTAATTGGTAGATATAAGGAATACCTCGTTCAGCTAAACCAATAGCTAAATTTGCTACGTGACAATGAACTATATCATAATCACCTGGTTGGATATCTCCAGACCATTTTAAATCTACTTCGTGACCTAAAACACGAAGATTACACATAAATTCCCACACAATTTTCTCAATTGCTCCCCACGCTGGTGGGGGGATAGGAATACCACATCCCGGGTTAACTTGGGCTATTTTCATTCTGATGCGTAAATTTCAGGACTATTTTCGTCCATTCCTTTAAATTCTTGTTCAATAATACTAAATCCGGGGAGGTGTTTTGTATAGATTTTTTCGGCTGTTCCTACTTTTAGTTGAGCAACATTACAAACCCACATATCAAAAGCATCCCATTTTGTTGTTTTAACTTTATTTTGAACATAATCCATTTTATCTCTATTAATCAAATATGATTGAGCAGGAATAAATGGTGTTATATTCGTGTAAATATCTTCAATTTTTGGTCCGTTCAAGTTACGATTGTTAAATGGATTTCCAAACCCAATTATATCTTGATCGTTCTGTTTTGCAATCCTAGAGAAACGAATCAATGAATCGTATAATTCCTGGTAATCGGAGTCAACTATTACATCACCTTCAAAAATCAAAACATAATCATAATCCTTATTATCCTCAACTAAAATAGCATTTGTATGAGCTAAATAACAACCATAATGACCAGGTGCTAATTTATAATAACCAGGAACATCCTGTACATCATCTGGGCGATTACAAGTATCAGCTGGTGGGGTGTTTTTATATATTTCGTTTATACGTTGTTCATATTTGATACCTGTTTTTTCACAAAAATCAAATACACTTTCTACCGAACGCATTTCTTTTTTATTAGTAGTAGGTTCAGTAACTAAATGCATCAATTTTACTTTTGGAGTATAATTAAATGGAAGTTTATATTCAAAGTTACCATTTTGAGGTAATTGGTTTTGGATATAATCAGGAGTTAATACTAATGACTTAGATTCAATATGTTCTCCGCTAACTTTATCTTTAATATCAAAATCTACGATATAGTGATTTTCAGGTGAGTATTTAACTAATTTATAATAATCTAGTTTACCATCAACTTTAATATAATCATGTAAAACTACATCATCATTTTCGGAAACATTTAATTCAATATCTCTACTATCGTGATCATTTGTAATACGAATATATACGGCAAAATGATCAGGAACGTTTGTGGGTAATACTGTGTAATATTCTACTCTGGAGTAATCTTGGAATTCAAATGTTGATTCTACACGAGATTCAAATGCTTCCTTAGATTCATAATAAACACCTTCCTGATTTTTAAATGCATGGTGCCACATATTTTCTAATCCGTTAGATTCAGCACCCCATCTTCCCATTAAACTATCGTATTGTTCAGCTGTTTGAATATTAGGGATAACATCAAGGAAAAACTTAGGTTGGAATCCCATAAAATAGGTGTAAATAGTATCACCCTCATGTGCCCTGTATTTGCCAACAAATGCTTTGTTTTTATCTAATGTTTTAGAGATTACATCAATATATGATCCTTCTTTTAAAATATAATCATAGTTGAGGAAATATACTTTTTCAAACCCTAAATTATCAGCTAATGCAGTTCCGTTATAATAATTCATATAACAAGTAGGTCCGTGGTAAACATCATTACCAAATGCTCTCAAGTTAATATGAACTCCGTGATCATTATAGTTAGCCCAATAATTACAATAGTAAGTATGTTTTGTTAAAACATTATTATTATCACTAATACAATAATCAGCTGCTTTAGCTAATTCTGATGGAATTGGGATGTGAGATGTTAAAATTACTTTGCGTCCTGTTGCTTTAACTGCGTCTATTGCGCGTTTTGTAGTTTGGATAACGCTATCAGAAATTGGATATGTGGAAATGATAAACGCTTCTTTTTCCTTGTTTATAACGACATTTTCCAATCCTAAATGTTGAGCAATTTTATTTACGTTAGCATTAAAATCATCAAATTTTAAATAAGAAATTTGACCTTCGAATTTATCAAAATAATTTAGATAAACAGGTAAATTATATAGTAATTGAGGAATTTGGTATGATAATGCTTCTCTGATTACCAATGGCATTGTTTCCTTATCATTGTTATTACCTCTAGAAGTAAACAAAAATAAATCCATTGATTGATAGAAGTTATCTACATCTGTTCTTTCATTCCACCACGTTACGTTTGCTGGTTTGTTTTCCATTAATGGCTTCCAATACCATTCAAAGTTTTGTGCCTGATTACCTACACAATGGAATTCAACCTCAGGTAATGCTCTAGCATATTCAAAAAATTCTGCTTGGTTTTTACGTGGTGTGAATAAACCAATATGTAAAACATGTTTTTTATTTGGGTTTAATCCTAAACGTTTTAATGCCTCTGTTCTATCAGGGCGATCGATATATTCAATTGGGTATTCAACTAATACTTTAGGGATTTCTAAATCTCTATATTGTTGAATTTGCCAATTTGAGACAAACATAAATTTGTCTGGGAAGTATCGTTTTTGGGATACATCATATGATGAATCGTGTGATGTTTCTACAATAGCATATTTTCTATCTGTTTTGTAAATAACATCAGCTACATCTGAATCCATAAAAAATTCAGGTATTTCCTCTAAATGGACAATATCGGGTTGGACACGATTAATAATATCAACCAATTCCATTTTATTTTCGCGTAATGTGTAAAAACGCTCATCAGGAACTAATGCTTTAATTTTGTTACGAGTAACTACTAGAACACCACCAGTACAATCAACCCATTCTACTAAATGGATTTCAAACTCATCACGTAATAATTCGATTTTTTTGGTTAAATATTGAGGCAAACCACCAGTTGATAAGTGTGGTGCCACATATAACAATTTTTTCATAGATTAATATTAATAACGAGAATATAATAACTTTATTATAAATATACACGCTTAGTAGAAAAAAATAGGGGAGCTTTCGCTCCCCTTTTTTCTATTCATTATGGTGCATTAAACGCCGGTATTGCCCAATATGTACCATTTTGAGCTCGTATCTGTAACCATTCATCTGGTTCACCTAAAGCATTACCTGTCATTCTGTTACTGTAAATTTGGCATTGTTGCGCGTCGAGGGGACTGGTCATCATTGGAATGTTAGTACCTAGAGGAATTAATGCTAGTGTAAGCGTTACATCTCCGGATAATGAACCACCACCTTCTAAACCTGATCCTGCACTTACTAATACATATGTTCCTGAAGTACCTTTGTTACCTGAGAAACCGCTTGTACCATTAGTACCTGAAGTACCTGATGAGCGTGAAGTACCTGAACCACCTGAGTTTCCGTTAGCACCACTTGTACCATTTGAACCTGAAGTACCTGAGGTACCTGATACTCGGGATTGTCCAGAAACACCATTGTTACCATTAGCACCTGATGAACCATTAGTACCATTTACACCTGAAACACCTGAGTTACCGTTATTTCCGTTAGCTCCGTTGTTACCTGATGAACCATTAGTACCATTTACACCTGAAACACCTGAGTTACCATTGTTGCCTGAAGCTCCGTTGTTACCTGATGAACCATTAGTACCATTTGTACCACTCCGTCCAGAGTTACCAGATGCACCTGTGTTTCCATTGTTACCTGATGAACCGTTAGTACCGTTTGTACCACTTACTCCTGAGTTACCTGAGTTACCATTGTTGCCTGAAGCTCCGTTGTTACCGCTTGAACCATTAGTACCTGAAGTTCCTGATACACCTGATACCCGTGAAGCACCATTGTTACCAACGTTACCATTTGTACCATTAGTACCTGATGAACCTGAAGTACCACTTGGACGTGAAGCACCACTTACACCATTATTACCAGAGTTACCATTTGAACCAGAAGTACCATTAGTGCCTGAAACTCCACTTATTCCTGAGTTACCGTTAGCTCCGTTGTTACCTGAAGTACCATTTGAACCACTAGTTCCTGATACGCCTGATACCCGTGAGGCACCTGAGTTACCGTTTACACCACTTGTACCATTTGTACCCGATGAACCACTCCGTCCTGAGTTACCTGAGTTACCGCTACCTCCTGAATTACCTGAAGAACCATTAGTACCATTTGTGCCTGATACGCCTGAATTTCCTGAACCTCCATTGTTACCATTGTTACCTGTGGTACCATTTGAACCTGTTGTACCTGAGGTACCTGATACTCGGGATTGTCCAGAAATACCATTGTTACCATTGTTACCATTTGAACCAGAAGTACCATTAGTACCTGAAACGCCTGAGTTACCATTGTTTCCGTTTACACCATTAGTACCGTTTGAACCACTAGTTCCTGATACGCCTGATACCCGTGAGGCACCTGAGTTACCGTTTACACCTGAGGTACCGTTTGTACCTGTTGAACCACTTAATCCTGAGTTACCATTGTTTCCTGCGGCACCATTGTTACCTGATGAACCATTTGTACCATTAGTACCTGAAACACCTGAGTTACCTGAACCACCATTGTTACCGCTGTTACCTGATGAACCATTAGTACCATTTGTACCTGATGTACCACTTGGACGTGAAGCACCACTTACACCATTGTTACCTGAAGTACCATTTGAACCTGAAGTACCGTTTGTACCTGAAGTCCGGCTTAATCCTGAGTTACCGTTTATACCGCTATTTCCGTTATTACCTGAGGTACCATTTGAACCTGTTGTACCTGAGGTACCTGATACGTTACTTAATCCTGAGTTACCAGTGGCTCCATTATTACCTGATGAGCCATTAGTACCATTTGTACCACTCCGTCCTGAGTTTCCTGAACCTCCATTGTTACCTGAGGTACCATTTGAACCTGAAGTACCGTTTGTACCTGAAGTCCGGCTTAATCCTGAGTTACCAGCGGCTCCATTATTACCACTGTTACCTGAGGTACCATTTGAACCTGTTGTACCTGAGGTACCTGATACGTTACTTAATCCTGAATTACCAGCGGCTCCATTATTACCTGAAGAACCGTTGGTACCATTTGTACCACTTCTTCCTGAATTACCTGAACCACCTGTAGCACCATTTGTACCGGCTGAACCAGTTGTACCTGAAGTACCTGATACTCCACTAACCCGTGAAGCACCGTTATTACCATTTACACCGTTGGTACCATTTGAACCACTTGAACCAGCAGTACCTGAAGCATTACTACGTCCTTGAACACCTGCATCACCGTTAGTACCTGCTGAACCTGAAGTACCTGAAGTACCGCTTGCCCGTGATAAACCATTTCCTCCAGTATTACCACTAGTACCATTTGTACCAGTTGAACCTGAAGTTCCGCTTAATGCTGAAGCACCATTATTTCCGTTATTACCTGAGGAACCGTTGGTACCATTTGTACCACTCCGTCCTGAATTACCATTACCTCCATTGTTACCTGAAGTACCATTTGAACCTGTTGTACCAGATGTTCCTGAAACTCTTGAAACACCATTTGCACCATTATTACCTGAAGTACCATTAGTACCAGTTGAACCACTTAATCCTGAGTTACCAGAATTACCATTATTTCCATTGGCTCCATTAGTACCGGCTGAACCTGTTGTACCTGAAGTACCTGATACGCCTGATACCCGTGAAGCACCATTACCTCCAGTATTACCATTTGTACCATTTGAACCTGATGAACCTGAAGTACCTGAGGCATTACTGCGTCCTTGAACACCGGCATCACCATTAGTACCTGCTGAACCTGATGTACCAGAAGTAGCAGAAGCATTGCTCCGTCCCTGGTTACCTGCTGCTCCATTAGTACCATTTGTACCAGTTGAACCTGAAGTTCCGCTTAATGCTGAAGCACCATTGTTTCCATTGTTACCTGAAGAACCGTTGGTACCATTTGTACCTGATAATCCTGAATTACCAGAGTTACCATTATTACCTGAGGTACCGTTTGAACCAGTTGTACCGGAAGTACCTGATGCTCTTGAAGCACCACTTACACCGTTGTTACCAGATGAACCATTTGAACCTGTTGTACCTGAAGTACCTGATACCCGTGATAAACCATTGTTACCATTTATACCAGCGGTACCGTTTGTACCAGTTGAACCTGAAGTTCCGCTTAATGCTGAAGCGCCATCATTTCCGTTATTACCTGCTGAACCATTAGTACCATTTGTACCTGATAATCCTGAGTTACCTGATCTACCGGCAACACCATTTGTACCAGCTGAACCTGTTGTACCAGAAGTACCTGAAGTATTTGAAGCCCGGCTTAAACCTGCTGCTCCCGCATTACCATTTGTACCATTTGAACCTGATGAACCACTTGTACCTGAAGCATTGCTCCGTCCCTGGTTACCAGCAGCACCATTTGTACCATTAGTACCAGTTGAACCACTTGTACCTGATACGTTACTAGCACCTGCATTACCTGCATTACCTGAACTACCATTCGAACCGGTTGTACCACTAGTACCACTTGCACGGCTTGCACCAGAAGCTCCAGCATTACCTGCAGTACCAGCTGAACCTGTTGTACCAGAAGTACCTGAAGTATTTGAAGCCCGGCTTAAACCTGCTGCTCCCGCATTACCTGAAGTACCAGTTGAACCTGTTGTACCAGAAGTACCTGAAGTATTTGAAGCCCGGCTTAAACCTGCTGCTCCCGTATTACCTGAAGTACCCGATGAACCTGAAGTACCAGAAGTTTTAGAAGGACCTGATGTTCCTGAAGCACCTGCTGTACCTGATGAACCATCAGCAATAGCTCTTACAGCTACTTTACCAGTAGATGAATTATAAACTAAATACTGTGGTAAGTTATTATCTGTAGTTAATCCTGTTAAATTAACGTTTCCAGTAACAGTGGCATTACCAGTAACTCTGAAATTGGTACCATCAAATGTTAAATTTGATTCACCATTAATGTTAGAAGCATTACCAGTAGCGGTAATAATTCTATTATCAGCATTATTAGAAATTTTAATGGTTTCAGAATATCCATTATTTCCTTTATATTCAATAGCATTTTTAGTTCTATTAAAGAATACAGAACCTGTAGGAGCGCTTGCTGGTACTGAATCTACTACTGGAACTGTTAATGTACTTTTTACATCTACGTTTGTTCCATCTACTGCCATTAATAGGGCACTACCACTATAAAAACCCAACACACCGTCGGTGCCATACTTTAACTCAATGTTATTAGTAGTAGCACCTTCGCTATATTCGAAGTTTAAACTTCCGGAAGAGGGTATAATTCTTACTGTATTAGCCATTTGGTTTTATTGATAAATATATTTTTTTATTCTTTAATGTATTCTAACTTAGGACCATTTACGTCTTTTCTTGTAGCGTTTATAGTGTAATAAGCATTTACTTCACCACATTCGCAATCGATGTAAACTTTGTTGTTATCAACGCTTACTACGTAGTGTATACATGGACTACCTACTGGGGTTAGGTGTACAGTGATTGAATCAGCGTGTACTAAATCTACCCAATAATCTGGTAATTCGATTGTTCTTTCAGTAGCATGTCCTCTTAAGAATACACCATGTTCTGGTCCTTCGAGTACACCATATTGTAATCTCCATGGATTTTTCTTAGTTGGGTGTTCAATATCGAAGTTTTTAACGTTGGCGTTGATAGTGTTAAAGTTATTTAAATCAACTGCACCACCACCATCTAAAGCATTGTTACCAGGAACCGTAATATCATGTGCTGATATATAAGTTCCATCCCAATAAGTTAATACATTAGGATTAGCAAGATTGGTTGTATCTAAACTAACTGTTCTTGTAGTGTTTAATACACCACCACCTGTTAAAGCAGTTCCTGCTGTAATTGATACATAAGTACCTGCTGAACCTACGTTACCTGAGATACCACTTGTACCTGCTGAACCTGAAGTACCAGATGAACCTGCTTGTCCTGAACCACCACCTGGGCCATTAGTACCACTTGAACCCGTTGAACCTGATGAACCAGAAGTGCCACTTAACCGGCTTAATCCTGAGTTACCTTGAGCACCAGCTGAACCGTTTGAACCAGATGAACCAGATGTTCCTGAAGTACGACTTAATCCTGATAAACCATTGTTACCATTGTTACCTGATGAACCAGATGAACCAGTTGAACCTGAGGTACCACTTAATGCACTTGCTCCTGAAGCTCCGTTGTTACCTGAAGTACCGATACTACCTGATGAACCTGCTGTACCGCTTGTAGCTGATAAAGCACCTTGTCCTGCTACACCAGATGAGCCATTTGAACCAGATGAACCTGAGGTACCACTTAATCTACTTAAACCGTTACCACCTTGGTTACCTGATGAACCTGCGGATCCTGATGAACCTGAAGTACCTGATACGTTACTTAATCCTGAGTTACCAGCATTACCATTGTTACCAGATGAACCATTTGAACCAGTTGTTCCTGATAATGCACTTAAACCTGAGTTACCTGCAGCTCCGTTGTTACCTGAACTACCGTTTGAACCAGATGAACCTGAAGTACCTGATAATCTACTTAATCCTGAGTTACCTTGAGCACCAGCTGAACCGTTAGAACCAGATGAACCTGTTGTTCCTGATACGTTGCTTAATCCTGAGTTACCGGCGTTACCAGCGTTACCACTTGAACCGTTTGAACCAGTAGAACCTGAAGTACCACTTAACCGGCTTAAACCATTACCACCTTGGTTACCTGATGAACCTGTTGAACCTGATGAACCTGAAGTTCCACTTAATGCTGAAGCACCTGAGTTACCTGCTACACCATTATTACCATTTGAACCAGATGAACCTGTTGTTCCTGATACGTTACTTAATCCTGAGTTACCGGCGTTACCATTGTTACCATTTGAACCGTTTGAACCAGATGAACCTGCAGTTCCGCTTAACCGGCTTAATCCTGATGCACCTGCATTACCTGATGAACCAGTTGAACCAGTAGAACCTGAGGTACCTGAAGTTGCGCTTAATGCGCTTGCACCTGCTGCTCCATTGTTACCTGAGCTACCGTTTGAACCAGTAGAACCTGAAGTACCTGAAGTGCGGCTTAATCCTGAGTTACCATTGTTACCATTGTTACCTGATGAACCAGATGAACCAGTAGAACCTGATGTACCACTTAATGCTGAAGCACCTGAAGCACCGTTGTTACCTGAAGTACCGATACTACCTGATGAACCTGCTGTACCTGAAGTGGCACTTAATGCGCTTTGTCCTGCTACACCTTGAGAACCAGTAGTTCCTGAAGATCCACTTGTACCTGAAGTTCTACTTAATGCTGAACCACCGTTAACGCCAGTTGAACCATTTGAACCAGATGAACCTGAAGTACCTGATGTTGCGCTTAACCGGCTTAAACCAGCGGCACCAGCATTACCTGAGCTACCATTTGAACCTGTACTACCTGAAGTACCTGAAGTAGCTGATAATGCACTAGCACCAGCAGCACCAGCATTACCTGATGAACCTGTACTACCTGTTGAACCACTAGTACCTGAGGTAGCACTTAATGCTGAAGCACCTGCGTTACCAGCGTTACCACTTGAACCATTTGAACCAGTAGAACCACTTGTTCCTGAAGTTTTACTTAAACCACTATTACCTGCAGCACCTGCGTTACCTGAACTACCTGTTGAACCTGTAGATCCGCTTGTACCTGATGTAGCACTTAAAGCGCTTGCTCCTGCTACACCAGCGTTACCTGAAGATCCGTTTGAACCAGTTGATCCTGATGTACCGGAAAGAGCACTTGCTCCTGAGTTACCCGCGTTACCTGCTGAACCATTTGAACCAGTTGAACCGCTTGTACCTGAAGTAGCACTTAAAGCACTTGCTCCTGCTACACCAGCGTTACCACTAGAACCTGTTGAACCTGTTGAACCTGAGGTACCTGAAGTAGCACTTAATGCTGAAGCACCGGCTACACCTGCGTTACCTGTTGAACCATTTGAACCAGTAGAACCACTTGTTCCTGAAGTTTTACTTAAACCACTATTACCTGCAGCACCTGCGTTACCTGAACTACCTGTTGAACCTGAAGTGCCTGAAGTGCCTGAAGTAGCTGATAATGCGCTTTGTCCTGCACCACCTGCGTTACCATTTGAACCGGTTGAGCCAGATGAACCTGAAGTTCCACTTAACCGGCTTAAACCATTACCACCTTGGTTACCTGATGAACCTGTTGAACCTGTTGAACCACTAGTACCTGATAATGCGCTAGCACCTGAAGCACCATTGTTACCTGAGGTACCAATTGAACCGCTTGAACCTGCTGTACCTGAAGTAGCACTTAGAGCTGATTGTCCTGCTACACCGGCTGAACCTGTTGAACCAGTTGAACCAGATGAACCAGATGTTCTACTTAATGCTGAAGCACCGTTATTACCAGCTGAACCGTTTGAACCTGATGAACCTGAAGTACCTGAGGTAGCACTTAACCGGCTTAAACCTGCTGCACCTGCGTTACCACTTGAACCATTTGAACCAGTAGAACCACTTGTACCTGAAGTAGCTGATAATGCACTAGCACCAGCAGCACCAGCATTACCTGATGAACCTGTACTACCTGTTGAACCTGAGGTACCGGAAGTAGCACTTAATGCTGAAGCACCTGCTACACCTGCGTTACCTGAACTACCGTTTGAACCTGTAGAACCTGCTGTACCTGAGGTTTTGCTTAAACCGCTATTACCAGCAGCACCGGCTGAACCAGCACTACCTGTTGAACCTGAAGTACCTGAAGTACCTGAAGTAGCACTTAATGCTGAAGCGCCTGCTGCACCTGCATTACCTGTTGAACCGTTAGAACCAGATGAACCTGAGGTTCCACTTAACCGGCTTAATCCTGAGTTACCAGCGTTACCTGAACTACCGTTTGAACCTGTTGAACCACTAGTACCTGATAATGCACTAGCGCCTGAAGCACCGTTATTACCTGAGGTACCGATTGAACCTGAAGAACCGGCAGTGCCTGAAGTTGCACTCAAAGCGCTCTGTCCTGCTACACCTGCTGAACCTGTTGAACCAGTTGAACCTGAGGTACCTGATGATTTACTTAAACCACTATTACCAGCAGCACCGGCTGAACCAGCACTACCTGTTGAACCAGAGGTACCAGATGTTGCACTTAAAGCACTTGCACCGGCTACACCTGCATTACCTGTTGAACCATTTGAACCGGTTGAACCTGAGGTACCGGAAGTAGCACTTAACCGGCTTAAACCAGCAGCACCTGCTGAACCTGTTGAACCAGTTGAACCTGAGGTACCTGAAGTAGCACTTAATGCTGAGGCACCTGCTACGCCGGCGTTACCTGATGAACCATTTGAACCAGATGAACCTGAGGTACCTGATAAGCGGCTTAAACCATTATTACCTTGGTTACCTGAAGAACCATTTGAACCGGTTGAACCACTAGTACCTGATAATGCACTAGCACCTGAAGCGCCATTGTTACCTGAAGTACCAATTGAACCTGAAGAACCAGCAGTGCCTGAGGTAGCGCTTAATGCACTTTGTCCTGCTACACCAGCTGAACCATTTGAACCAGTTGAACCTGCTGTACCTGAGGTTTTGCTTAAACCACTATTACCGGCTGCACCTGCTGAACCATTTGAACCTGTAGAACCTGAAGTACCACTTGTAGCACTTAATGCTGAGGCACCTGCTACGCCGGCGTTACCTGAACTACCATTTGAACCTGTTGAACCAGCAGTACCTGAGGTTTTAGATAAACCACTTAAACCAGCAGCACCGGCTGAACCTGTACTACCTGATGAACCAGCTGTACCTGATGTAGCACTTAATGCTGAAGCACCAGCTGCACCTGCGTTACCACTTGAACCGTTTGAACCTGAACTACCTGAAGTAGCACTTAACCGGCTTAAACCTGCTGCACCTGCGTTACCACTTGAACCATTTGAACCAGTTGAACCACTAGTACCTGATAATGCACTAGCACCTGAGGCGCCATTATTGCCTGATGTACCAATACTACCGCTCGAACCAGCTGTACCACTGGTTGCACTTAATGCGCTTTGTCCTGCTACACCAGCTGAACCTGTTGAACCAGTAGAACCTGATGAACCAGCAGTACCTGAAGTTTTACTTAATGCACTTGCTCCTGCATTACCTGCAGAGCCATTTGAACCTGTTGAACCACTAGTACCTGAAGTAGCTGATAAAGCACTAGCTCCAGCAACACCTGCGTTACCTGAACTACCGTTTGAACCTGTGCTACCACTTGTACCACTTGTATATGATAAACCTGAATTACCAGCAGCACCGGCTGAACCAGAAGAACCAGTTGAACCGCTTGAACCCGCTGTACCAGAAGTTTTACTTAAACCGCTATTACCAGCATTACCTGTTGAGCCGTTTGAACCTGTTGAACCTGAAGTTCCTGAAGTAGCTGATAATGCTGAAGCACCAGCAGCTCCTGCTGAACCTGTACTACCAGCTGAACCTGATGTACCAGATGTTGCTGAAAGTGCTGAAGCACCTGCTACACCTGCGTTACCTGAACTACCGTTTGAACCAGTAGAACCTGCTGTACCTGAGGTTTTGCTTAAACCACTATTACCGGCTGCACCTGCTGAACCATTTGAACCTGTAGAACCTGAAGTACCTGATAAAGCTGAAGCACCTGAAGCTCCATTATTACCTGAAGTACCAATACTACCACTTGAACCAGCTGTTCCAGAAGTGGCTGATAATGCACTTTGTCCTGCTACACCTGCAGAACCTGATGAACCTGTACTACCACTTGAACCTGAGGTTTTGCTTAATGCACTAGCTCCTGCAGCACCGGCTGAACCGTTTGAACCAGTAGAACCACTAGTACCTGAAGTTGAGCTTAATGCACTTGCACCACCATCACCTGCTGTACCTGTTGAACCTGATGAACCGGCAGTACCTGAGGTTTTAGATAAACCAGCAGCACCTGCTGAACCTGTAGAACCAGTTGAACCTGAGGTACCTGATGTAGCACTTAATGCGCTTGCACCTGCGTTACCAGCTGAACCGTTTGAACCTGATGAACCGGCTGTACCGCTAGTTTTAGATAAACCACTATTACCGGCTGCACCTACTGAACCATTTGAACCAGTTGAACCTGAAGTTCCACTTAATGCTGAAGCACCTGAAGCGCCATTGTTACCTGAGGTACCAATTGAACCTGATGAACCAGCTGTACCTGAGGTAGCTGATAATGCACTTTGTCCAGCAACACCTGCTGAACCTGTTGAACCTGATGAACCTGCAGTACCTGAGGTTTTAGATAAACCAGCAGCACCTGCTGAACCTGTTGAACCAGTTGAACCTGAAGTTCCACTTGTAGCTGAAAGTGCTGAAGCACCTGCTACACCTGCGTTACCTGATGAACCGTTTGAACCAGTAGAACCTGAAGTTCCACTCGTAAATGAAAGTGCTGAAGCACCTGCTACACCGGCTGAACCTGTTGAACCAGTTGAACCTGATGAACCAGCAGTACCTGAAGTTTTGCTTAAACCACTTAATCCAGCAGCACCTGCTGAACCTGTTGAACCAGTTGAACCTGAGGTACCTGAAGTAGCACTTAATGCTGAAGCACCTGCTACGCCGGCGTTACCTGAACTACCGTTTGAACCTGTTGAACCACTTGTACCTGATAAAGCTGAAGCACCTGAAGCACCATTGTTACCTGAGGTACCAATTGAACCAGATGAACCTGCTGTTCCACTAGTTGCGCTTAACGCACTTTGTCCTGCTACACCAGCAGAACCAGTACTACCTGTTGAACCTGAGGTACCTGAAGTAGCACTTAAATTACTTAATCCAGCAGCACCTGCTGAACCATTTGAACCAGTTGAGCCTGAAGTTCCACTTGTAGCACTTAATGCTGAAGCTCCAGCGTCACCTGCGGTTCCAGTTGAACCTGATGAACCTGCTGTACCACTAGTTTTAGATAAACCAGCAGCTCCGGCTGAACCTGTTGAACCTGTTGAACCACTTGTACCTGAAGTTGCAGATAATGCAGAAGCACCTGCTACACCTGCAGAACCTGTTGAACCAGTTGAACCTGAAGTACCTGATGATTTGCTTAAACCACTATTACCTGCGTTACCAGCTGAACCGTTTGAACCTGTTGAACCAGAGGTACCAGATAATGCACTAGCACCTGATGCTCCATTATTGCCTGATGTACCAATTGAACCTGATGAACCAGCAGTACCTGAGGTAGCTGATAATGCGCTTTGTCCTGCTACACCAGCTGAACCATTTGAACCAGTTGAACCACTAGTACCACTTGTAGATGAAAGTGCTGAAGCACCGGCGTCACCCGCAGTACCATTTGAACCTGTTGAACCAGATGTACCTGAGGTAGCTGAGAGGGCTGAAGCACCTGCATCACCTGCTGTACCAGTTGAACCTGATGAACCAGCTGTACCTGAGGTTTTAGATAAACCTGCAGCACCAGCTGAACCAGCACTACCTGTTGAACCACTGGTTCCACTAGTAGCACTTAAATTACTTAATCCAGCAGCACCTGCTGAACCATTTGAACCTGTTGAACCGCTTGTACCTGAGGTAGCTGATAATGCAGAAGCACCTGCGTCTCCTGCTGTACCTGTTGTACCAGTTGAACCTGAAGTACCTGAAGTGGCAGATAATGCTGAAGCACCATTGTTACCTGAAGTACCAATTGAACCTGATGAACCTGCTGTACCTGAAGTAGCACTTAATGCTGATTGTCCAGCAACACCTGCTGAACCTGTTGAACCTGTTGAACCAGAGGTACCACTTGTAGATGATAAAGCACTAGCTCCAGCATCTCCTGCTGTACCATTAGTACCAGTTGAACCTGAAGTACCTGAGGTAGCTGAGAGGGCTGAAGCACCTGCGTCTCCTGCTGTACCTGTAGAACCAGTAGAACCAGAAGTACCTGCTGTACCACTGAAACCACTAACTCCATCATCTCCGGCTGAACCGTTTGAACCAGTAGAACCACTAGTACCTGAAGTAGAGGAAAGCGCTGATGCACCTGCATTACCGGCTGTACCTGTTGTACCAGTTGAACCTGAAGTACCTGATGTTGAACTTAAAGATGAAGCACCTGCGTCTCCTGCTGTTCCATTTGAACCTGAAGAACCTGCGGTGCCTGATGTTTTACTTAATGCGGATTCTCCCGCTACCCCTGCTGAGCCATTTGAACCAGTTGAACCACTAGTACCACTTGTAGCACTTAATGCTGAAGCACCTGAGTCTCCTGCTGTGCCTGTTGTACCAGTTGAACCTGAAGTACCTGATGTTCCACTTGATGAACTATCACCTGAAGCTCCATTTAATCCACTAGTACCAACACTACCACTTGAACCTGCTGTACCACTGGTTGCACTTAAAGCGCTTTGTCCAGCAACACCGGCTGAACCTGTTGAACCTGTTGAACCTGAAGTGCCTGAGGTACCTGAGGTACCTGAGGGACCGGATACTCCGGAAGTTCCTGATGAACCAGCAGTACCTGCTGTTAAAGCTGTGTAGCTTAAATCACCAGTACCTGAGTCCCAGGATACAAAATACGAGGGATTAGGATCATTTGGTAGGTTTGGTGCTGTAATATCAGCTCCTACTGTGATACTTCCACTGAAGTCTGAAGATCCTGATACAATCAGGCCGTTTTTTACTTTAAATTCGTGTGCCATTAATTTTATTTTCTGTTTATCACTGTCCAAACAGGGGTTTATCCATGATAAATATTAGAAAAAGAATGCTCCCACCCCTAGAGGTGAGAGCTTCTTAAATTTCCTTTTGACTAAATTATTACAATTTTAGCAAGTGGAATGTTATTGAAACATCGTAATTATCTGGGTCTGTATTTTGGACATCAATCGCGGCTGTTGCTCCACTGAACACGGCTGACAATCTTACTCCTTGTGTTGATCCCTTGATATCTGGGGTAAATGTTTCATTCCAATCTATAAATGAACCTGCATCGAACGTAGCGCTTAACGTACCTGTTCTTTGAGCTCCTGAGTTTTGGTTTCTCAATACATAGTGAGCTACAAATCCTGCATATGTGCTGTAGACATATCCTCCAAACGTTGTTGTTGAACTTCCTAGTGCTACACCATCATCTGCTGTTGTTACGTTAGCTGCTCCGATTCCACCTCCATATGTAATACTTCCTGAAGTGTAGATATCACCTGTTGCTACAATATCTCTTACAAATGTAAATGTTTGTGAACCCGAGTTATACGTTACTCCAGTCATACTAACCGTGAAGTCACTGTTTAGTGTATGAGGATTATTTGGAGTAATGTTAATCGGTGCTGTACCAGTTACTGTGATATATGTACCAGCTGAACCTACGTTACCTGAAATACCACTTGTACCGCTTGAACCTGCTGAACCTGCACTACCACTTGTACCAGTTGAACCTGATGTACCACTTGTACCTGAAGCACCTGCTACACCTGTTGAACCACCTGTACCTGATGAACCTGCTGTTCCTGAAGTTGTGCTTAAACCGCTTGTTCCGTTTAATCCACTAGTACCTAATGAACCTGATGAACCTGCTGTTCCTGAAGTTGCGCTAAGAGCTGATTGTCCTGCTACTCCTGTTGAACCGTTCGAACCTGTAGAACCACTAGTTCCACTTGTAGCACTAAATCCACTAATACCATCATCTCCAGCAGTACCATTTGAACCGGTAGAACCGCTAGTTCCGCTAGTTGAGCTTAAAGCGCTTGCACCTGCATCACCTGCTGTACCTGCTGAACCTGTAGAACCTGATGTTCCACTTGTAGCACTTAAGGCACTTGCTCCAGCAACACCGGCTGAACCGTTCGAACCTGTAGAACCACTAGTTCCTGATGTTGCACTTAATGCGCTAGCACCTGCGTCACCTGCTGTACCATTGGTACCTGTAGAACCGCTAGTTCCGCTAGTTGCGCTTAAAGCACTAGCTCCTGCGTCACCAGCAGTACCGTTTGAACCGGTAGAACCGCTTGTTCCGCTAGTAGCACTTGCGCCGCTTGTTCCGTTTAATCCACTAGTACCTAATGAACCACTTGAACCAGCAGTACCTGAAGTTGCACTTAATGCGCTTTGTCCGGCTACACCAGCTGAACCGTTTGAACCAGTTGAGCCACTTGTTCCGCTTGTAGCTGATAATGCGCTTGCACCTGCGTCACCTGCAGTACCGTTAGTACCAGTACTACCTGAAGTACCACTTGTTGAGCTTAATGCGCTTGCACCTGCGTCACCTGCAGTACCTGTTGAACCTGTGCTACCACTTGTACCTGATGTTGCACTTAAAGCACTTTCACCAGCAATACCTGCTGAACCGTTCGAACCTGTAGAACCGCTTGTTCCACTTGTAGCACTCAATGCTGAGGCACCTGCGTCACCTGCTGTACCATTAGTTCCTGTTGAACCTGAAGTACCACTTGTTGAGCTTAATGCTGAAGCACCTGCTAATCCTGCTGAACCATTACTACCTGTTGAACCTGATGTTCCACTAGTTGCACTTAGAGCACTTGCACCTGCGTCACCAGCAGTACCGTTTGAACCGGTAGAACCGCTAGTACCTGAAGTGGCACTTAATGCTGAAGCACCTGCATCACCCGCTGTACCGTTAGTTCCTGTTGAACCACTAGTACCGCTAGTTGCACTTGCACCACTAGTTCCATTATTACCTGAGGTACCTAATGAACCGCTTGAACCTGCTGTACCGCTTGTAGCTGATAGAGCTGATTGTCCTGCTACACCTGCTGAACCATTCGAACCTGTAGAACCACTAGTTCCTGAAGTAGCTGACAATGCACTAACTCCTGCATCTCCTGCTGTACCATTAGTACCAGTACTACCTGAAGTACCACTTGTAGCTGAGAGGGCTGAAGCACCTGCGTCACCTGACGTTCCTGTTGAACCTGTTGAACCGCTTGTACCTGAAGTTGCACTAAATCCGCTAACTCCATCTTCACCGGCTGAACCATTCGAACCTGTAGAACCGCTTGTTCCACTAGTAGCACTCAATGCGCTAGCACCGGCATCACCTGCAGTACCAGTACTACCTGTTGAACCTGATGTTCCGCTTGTAGCACTTGCTGCTGATAAACCAGCATCACCTGCAGTACCGTTTGAACCAGTTGAACCTGAGGTACCACTTGTAGCACTTAAAGCACTTGCACCGGCGTCACCTGCTGTACCGTTGGTACCAGTTGAACCACTAGTTCCTGAGGTAGCACTTAATGCGCTTGCACCTGCGTTACCCGCTGTACC